GGCTGGCGACATTGGCCGCGGCTACGTAGTCGACGACCTCGCCGGGCTGTAGTTGGATTCTGACCATGTGGATTCTCCGGATGCGATGGGGTCTGGTTCGGCGCGGGCTTGCAGCGCGGGCTAGCCCGCGCCTACGGGCGTTGGGTTATTACGGGCGTGGGGTTATGCGCCGTTGTTTTTGGCTGCGCCGCGGTAGTCGACGGCGGTGACGCCGAAGTCGAGCCGGGCCTTGATCTCGGCGCCGTCGACGTTCCATCCGTCTTGGGTCTCGATGAACGGGTCTTCTTCGCCGTCGAGGAAGGCAACCATGAAGGTCGGCACGTCCATGGGGTTGGCGAGCAGGTACCAGGGATCACCGGAGAGGCGCGGCGTGCCAACGAGGGTGGCGAAGTATCCGCGGACGATGTTGGGCTGCCATTGGATCTTGGTGTTGGCCGCCGGGTCGGTGCTGTATTCGGCCGAGTTGGCGGTCTGTGCGTTGCCGCGCAGACCGCGTGGGCCGATCCAGATGTCGGGCTGGATGTCGAGGTATTCGTTGTTGCTGATGTCTTTCTGCTTGGACATCAGCACGGCGGTTGCCTCGATGGTGGCGGTACCCGGGACGCCGACGGTGGTCGCCTCGATGTTGCCGTGGTCGGCGTGGAACAGGGCTTTGCCGTCGGCGAGGGTCGGGCCGGCGCCGGAGTTTTCGGCGAACATGGCCCAGACCGCAGACTCGATGGTGAGCGCGCCGGCGCGGCCCATCATGGTGGCGAGGCCGAGGAAGGCGCCGAGGTCGTCGTTGATGATGGTCTCGCGCGTGATGGCGATGATGTTGCCCTTGGTGTCGGCCTGGATGCCGTAGCGCTCGGCGTCCGGGATGACCTTGCGGCGGTATTCGCCATGCTCGTTGAGCGAGTCATAGGTGCCGATCGAGCCGAGCCGGTAGCGCTTGTGCTCGCGGAAGTCGCCGACCGTGGTGGTGGCGCAGAATTGGCGCCATTGATCGGGCGCGCGGCGGTATGCACCAAGCAGCTCTTTGTGGATGGCGTCTTCGAGGATGACGGGGAAGTCGCTGGTGGTCTGGAATGCACGGCCGACCATCTCGCGCTTGTCGAGGCCATCGGGGTTGGCGTTGTTGGCGCGCAGGCAGCGCTCGGCGAGCTGCAGCAGGGTCACGCCGCGGAACGGGTTGCCTTGCAGGTTGATGCGCTCGGCTTTGCCCTCTGCGGTGACGATCTCGCGGGTGTTGTTGCGCCACAGCAGGGCCTCGACGCCGGCGGCGCGGGTCTTGTCGCGCTGGTCGTCACCGGGGATGGCGCGGCCGTTGGTCTCGGGGTCGGCCGCGGCGGGCTCGGCGCCTTCGCCGAGCTGTCGGAGGATTTCTTCTGTGACCTGCTGCGCGCTCATGTCGCCTTGCAGTGCGCGGGTTTCCAGTGCGCCGACGAACTCGTAGCGGCCGCGGAGCGGTGCGCAGACGCTGGTGATGGCGTCGCGGCGGCCGCGCTCTGCGGCGAGCGCCTCGCGCTTGCCTTCTTCGCGGGCGGCGGTGCGCTCGGCTTCGAGGTTGATGATGTTGTTCGGCCGGGCGGTGTCGGCGGCCGGCTGATCGTCGCGCGTGGCGTCGGTCATAGCGGGTTCCTCTGATGCGCCGGAGTCCGGCAGGTTACGAATGCGGTATTGCATGGCGGTGTCGGTGTCGGCGCTGCGGCCGATGCCGACGGTGATATCGGCTGGCATGTCGACGATGGATACCTCGCGCGGCTCCCAGCTGGTGACGCGGTATTCGGGCGGCTGGCCGGCCTCGCGCCGGGTGAGCGTGCGCTCGATGATGCGGTAGCCGACGCTGACGCTGGTGAGGATTCCATCGCGGATGTCTTGCCAGTAGCCGTCGATCTCTGGCCGGCGGCTGAAGACGATGTCGGCGTGGCAGCGGCCGCCTTCGATCCAGGCGCGCTCGACTTTGCCGAGGCGCTGGTCTGGCTCGTAGCGGTTGTGGTTGTACAGCACCGGGGCGCCTGCGTTGAGCCGGGTGAGATCGACCTCTTCGGCGGCGTGGCCGAGGATTTCGGTCCAGTCCTCGTCCCAGTACGCGGCGCGGAGCACGGGCTCTTCGGATGAGAAGCTGACGCGCACGCGGCGGGCCTCGTCGTCGACGCTGTTGGTCTCGACGCGGGCTTGGCGGTGCAGGTCTGGCCCGTCGATGCGTTGGCGAACGTGGTTGGTCATTAGGCGGCGGCCTCTTCGTCGTCGTCGTCTTCGGCGTCGTCGTCGTCGGGGTCTGGCGTGAGGGCCGGGGCGCGCGACGGGGCTGCGCCTTGGATGCTGTCGAGCCGGCGGGCTTGCTCTGCGAGCTTGCGCCACTGGTCGGCGGGGTTGCGGCCTTCGCGGCGCCAGATGTCGACCAGCGCCTCTTGGAAGGAGTTGAGCGCGGTCTCGTTGGCCTTGGTCTCTTTTTGCCGGTCGATGGCGCTGGCGGCCGGGCGGCTGAAGTCGACATCGTGCAGGGTGCGCAGGTCGACGTCGGGCGTGATGCGGACCAGTTGCGCGGCGATGCACATGTCGACGAAGCGCGCGGCGGTCGGGGCCTCGGAGACGCTGCAGAATTGCGACCAGAGCATCTGGTAATGGACGGCGGCCTCGTTGGCTTCTTGCCGTCGGCTGCTGTAGGTGCCGTCGTAGTTGTTGCTGACGGCCGATGGCGCGGCGCCGGTGCCGCTGGCGATGGAGCGGAGGTTTTCGGCGCGGTAGGTGCCGAATTGATTGGAGGGTCGCTTGGGGTCGACCATCCCGATTTCTTCGCCGGTCTCCAGGAAGTCGAAGAACATGCCCGGCTGGAATTTGTGCTCGCGCGGGATGATTTGGCCGTATTCGTCGCGGCTGAGGTTTTCCGGGTCGTACATGTCCGGCGTGCCGCGTTTGATGAAGCCGGCGATGTGTGCGGCCATCTTGGCGGCGATGCGCTCGGATTCGTCGTAGTCGCGCACGTCTTCGAAGCGTTCGAGCACGGCGGCGAACACGGACACGCCGCGGGTCTGGCGAATGTGGCGCGTGAGCTTGAGGTGCTGCATGCGGGCGGCCGGAATGCGCCGGTAGTCGCCGGCTTGCAGCAGCAGGCTGTTGCGCAGGTCGGGGCCGATGTCGCCGCGTTGCACGCGATAGGCGATCGGGCGGCCCCAGCCGTTTTTCTCGACGCCTTGGATCAGCCGCGAGGCGGTGTCGGTGAGTCCGATCGGGACGTGGTCTGGCGGGATGAGCTCCAGGGACAGTGGGACCTCGGACCCGTGGGTGAGCCCGGGGACGCGGCCGAGCAGGTATTGCGTGAAGACTTCGCCATCGCGAAACCAGTGCAGGGCTTTGATCCGCTGGGCGTGGGAATAGTCCAGCTCGCCGGTGACTTCGGGCTTTTTGGCCCAGCGGGTGTACCAGTCGGCCAGGTCGTTGTTGAGGTCGGTGGCGAGCTCGCCGTCGCGGGTGCGCACCAGGAACTCGGGCATCAGTCCGGTGCCGACGGTCTTGCGGACCAGCACGTCGAGCACGCCGAGGGCGAGATCGTAATTCTGATCGAGCCAGCGTGCGGCTTCGCGCAGGGTGCGGGCGCCCTGGCGGGTGTCGGAGTCGATGGTGTTGCGCGCCCGGCGGATGGTGCGCAGCCGCGTGGGCTTGGCCGCATCGTAGCCGCGGGCGGGCTGCGGCGCGGGGCCGTAGTGGTTGGGCGGGCTGCGGTAGGGATCGGCGCCGGTCATCGCGTGGTGAAGTTGGCGAGACTGTGCGGGAGTCCGTTAGGGCCGGACGGGGACGCCTCGGCCTTGGCGCGCTGCTCCCATTCGCGCCGGCCGGCGCGGACCTCGGCGAGGTCGGCCGTGGTCAGGATGCGGTCGCCGAAGCGGTTGCTGGTGCCGTAGCTGAGGATGTCTTGCTCGGCGGCCAGGTACAGATCGCGCATGGTGGCGGCTGTGGTCATGCGCTAAGGATCGCTTGGGAGGGTGTTGCAGGGATAGATGAGGGTTGCGACTTTTTTGGATGACGTGAGGAGTGCGTGGGCGCGGGCTTGTGTGGGCGCGGGCTCGTGTGGGCGCTGGCTTGCCCGCGCTCTGCGGCTGTTTGCGCCGTTCGTCGGGTGCGTTGATTTTGGCTTGCTTCAATCAGATAATGGCGTATACTTAAATCACCAGAGACGCAGACCAACCCGCAGACAGGAAACGACGATGAGCAAAAAGACTCAAGGCGGCACAAGACCCGGAGCAGGACGCCCGCGCGAGCCGAACGCGCGACGGAATACCGTGTGCGTACGGCTCAATGACGATGAGCTCGCCTTCGCTGAACGGCTCGGCTGGGGAAGGGCGGGCAATGGGCTTCGGACGGCGTTGGGGTTTGCTAAGACTGCGGACGGCGACTTCAACGCTAGCAACGTAGATTCCTAGAAGATGATAGGTGATCAAATGAAAGTCGATCTAACACGCGATGGTAACAACGTAGTGGCACGGTGGGATCAATATGAACTCATCCTGTCATTGATGGGAGATATGACAAGACAAGTGGCAATTAAACAGAATAACGAGGTCATGGCGGTGTTCGATGGTTTCGCGCCGGGGGAAGGCGAAGCGTTCATGGTTGGGTATCTGTTGGGTGAATAGGGTCTAGCGTATAGCCCGGTGCCGACGGCTGCCGCAAGCCGTCGGGGTTTTCTTATGCCCGATTCATAGCCACATCGACCGCCGACGAACAATTGATCGCCGAGCGGTTGGGTTGGGGTAACGCTAGCGCTGGGGTTCGGGCTGCGTTGGCGTTTTGTGCTCTCACGGACCCCCATCTGCGTGAGTCATAGCGCGGGCGAGCCCGCGCCTACCAGGAGGCTCTCAATGACAAAATCCAACGCTATCGATCAAGCCAGGACGATGCACGGTCCACTTTATCGGGTCGGTCGTCAGTG